ATTACTAAAGTTGATGATGAGGGTAAAGAGTATCAAGCAAATGATGAGGTTCATGTTAGATTTGATATGGGCAGAAATTTTGCAAGAGCATATTATCGAGATGAATTAAAATCAAAAGGTTTAAATCCTGATTTTCATTTATCAATTCAAGATGATTACTCAAAAAGAAATCCAAAGTATTACAATGATGAGAGTGCAGTAAATACTTATTTGGGTTTTAGCAATTCATCTAACGAAGATAAATCTATAACTAAACCTGTTGCCAAATGGGAAAGTGATTTTAAACTTTGGACTATTGGTTCTAGTTATTGTCATTCAAGACAATTCAAAGTTGATGAAAGTACATTAAACTTTTTTAAAATGTATGTTGCTAGTGCAGATGAGGTTATCAAACAACATGAACAATTATATTCTTATGTTGAGGGCAAGATGAAAACTTTAAGATTAGGTTTAAAATCTTATAGACATTACGATCAAGCAAAAGCACTTGCAGATAAAGTTGGAGTTGTTTTAAATGAAACAATGATGAATGAAAGTTCAAGTCTGGCTCTATCAATCTATAGTCCAGATAATCTGGCTAGTCTTTTGGAAGATAAAAAAGTCTTAACCAGAGATGAGAAGATCGCTATTGCAAGACAACAAATGGCACAAAGTATAAATTAATACTTGACAGGGACTATTCTATAATATAGGATAGTCCCATAACAGAAAGAGAGAAATAAATATGACTAAAACATTTTACATAACTTACTGGGCAAGTAAGCATAAGAAACACATAACAAGACAGGGCAAACATGATGAGAAATCTAGATATGGAGTTGCAAAAAATGGGACTGCATATTATGTCTATTACGATCTAGACGCACATGGATACAGGACTGCAAGTGGCAGTTGGAAAGTGAGGCACTAATGAAATTGTTTACAATGTTATTTGGCTTTGTACTTTTAAACTTAGGACCAATTCTTGCAATTCGTTTTGACTTTACTATTGGATTAATAGTAACTGCATATGGATTGTTTTCTTTTTGGGCAATGTTGCCAGACAATCGAGGTCGACATGAGTGATTATATCTGGTGCCATGGTCCAGATTGCCATAAACGACAAACAACCACAAGGGTTCGTGGTGTCAAAGGCTCTAAGGTTTTGAGAACAATCAAGATCAATGTTGGTAATTATCGCGATGGAATGTGGAATTACTTTTGCGATCAGACCTGTTTAATGAGGTTTATGCTTACACACTATCAAGAGTTCATTGCATTACACCCAAGACCAGAGGCGCTCGAAACACCGATTGAAATAAAGAAAGAAACTCATGAGAGTCCATATTGGGGTAAACAGACCAGAACAACTATCACACCTATTGACAATGCTTGACTTATCCTATATATTCAATGACATGACAACAGAAAGAATAAAAGCAACGAACCCATATTCTGGACAATCAGAGATGTTAACACCAGAAGAGCACAAGTTATACATCGAGATTAAACAGGCAGAATGGGACCAAGACTACGACACAGTTCGTAAAGGCTTAGACAAATTTAGTAGAATGAATGCTAAAGCATACATGACCCTACTAGATTAACTCTCTACCCCTGGCGCTAACGCGCCAGGGGTCCCAAACAAATCCTAAACATATAAATTAAATAAGACCCTATCCCCCCTTTTGTGTAAAAGGGGTCCCACTACTACAGGTTGTATTGCTTGATTTAGACAGTTATAGCTGGTAAAAACATATTGAACACTTTAAACGTAGTGCAAAAAATTTTTTAAAAAATTTTTATGGAATTGAATAATATAGATATAAGTAAATTACCTGCAGACGTTCGTAAAAAATTTAAACAGTTGCAGGTCATGCATGCTGAGAAAAAGATACAGAACAAAGCAAAAGAAGATTTTTTATCTTTTGTAAAATGCATGTGGCCAGATTTTATAGAGGGGTCCCACCACAGGCACATCGCAGAAAAATTTAATAAATTAGCTACAGGCGAAATAACTCGTCTGATAGTTAACATGCCCCCAAGACACACCAAGTCGGAGTTTGCCTCATACTTACTTCCGGCCTGGATGGTGGGCCGTGATCCAAAGCTCAAGATCATACAGGCAACACACACGGGTGAGCTTGCAATACGTTTTGGACGTAAGGCCAAGAATCTTATCGACTCGGAGGACTACGGCAAGATATTCAAGACGAGATTACAGGAGGATAGCAAGGCGGCAGGGCGTTGGGAGACGGCACAGGGTGGTGAATACTTTGCAGCTGGTGTCGGTGGAGCGATCACGGGACGTGGTGCAGATCTTCTTATAATAGATGATCCACATTCCGAGCAGGATGCACTATCGCCCACGGCTCTTGAATCAGCATACGAGTGGTACACATCGGGTCCACGTCAGCGTCTGCAGCCGGGAGGCAAGATCGTTCTCGTCATGACGAGATGGTCCAACAAGGATCTGACAGCAAAATTAATTAATAACCAGAAAGAAGTAAAAGCAGATCAATGGGACGTGGTCGAGTTTCCGGCGATCATGAATCACGGATCAAAAACAGCTAAACCTGTCTGGCCGGAGTATTGGAAAATAGATGAATTAGAAAAGGTAGAAGCAACACTGCCCTCAAGTAAATGGAATGCGCAGTGGATGCAAAACCCGACGAGTGAGGAAGGTGCAATATTAAAACGTGAGTGGTGGATGAAGTATGACAAAGATGATATACCACAATTACATCACGTCATACAATCTTACGATACAGCATTTTTAAAAAAAGAAACAGCTGACTATAGTGCGATAACGACATGGGGCATATTCTATCCAAACGAGGATAGTCCAGCGTGTCTGATATTATTAGATGCGATCAAAGGCAGATACGAGTTTCCAGAGCTACGGCGTCTGGCTCTTGAACAATATACATATTGGAAGCCTGAAACAGTCATCATTGAAGCTAAAGCATCGGGCCTGCCACTAACATACGAGTTAAGACAAATGGATATACCAGTCGTAAATTTTAACCCATCAAAAGGAAATGACAAGCATGCTCGTGTAAATGCGGTTGCACCTCTGTTTGAATCTGGTATGATATATGCGCCTGAGCAGAAATTCGCAGACGACGTCATTGAAGAATGCGCTGCGTTTCCTTATGGTGATCATGACGATCTTGTGGACTCAACAACACAGGCGATCATGCGATTCAGACAGGGCGGTCTGATCGGACACCCTGAAGATTATATCGACGAAAAAGTCGAACAACGTAAAAGGAATTATTATTAATGAGTAAGGCTAAAGGATTACAAGCACTCTATCAATGGGTTATTAGAACAATGATGAAGGATCAAACCGGAGTCATGCAAACCTTACCAAAAAAAGATTTAGTTGATTTTAATGTGGCCATGACTGCAGAAAGATTGATGCGAGAGGGTGTAGATCCAACTGTTTTAAAAAATGCCAATCAGGTTGAGAATGCTATCAACATGATAGAAAATAAAGCAAAGACTCAATCAGGAATTACAAAAACAAAAACAGCAGAGGTGTTTGATCTTGAAGGTAGAAAAATAGATACAAGCAAAGGCATCATGGGTGGTAGACAGATACCAGATGATGATTTACCACCACCAGGTAGTCGTGGTGGCGATGATGATATTGCAGCTCCGATACAAAGTGAGGATGAGCTATTAGAAAAATTAAATAGAGAAAACAAAGAGGCTACAAGAAACTTACAAATAAAATTATCTAAAGACAAAGGTTATCAAAAATTTAAAGGTGAGACAGAAGAAGAGATCAGAAAAAGATTTGGTCTGGATGACCCAGATAAAAAAGCAGACGGTGGACGTATTGGTTACAAGATAGGTTCGATTGACAAAGCACGTAGAGCATTTTTAAAAACTGCAGCAAGTATTGGTGCAGGTATCGGTGCACTTAAAACAGGAATGTTAGGACTTAGTAAAGAAGCAGCACCAGCTGTAGAGAAAGCTGTAGAGACTGTAACAGAAGCCCCATCATATTTTTTTGATCTAGTTGCTAAAATTAAATTGTTTGGTAAACAAAGAACAACTCCAAGTTATAAAGAAAGAGTCAATGAGTTTACCTACACGGGTAAGAATGGCGATCAGTATGAATTGATTGAGGACCTGGATACAGGAGAGATCATGATTCAAAAAGATAAAATGGGAGTGGGAGTTTCTGGTGACAAAACTTTTGATACTATAACTGATAGAACCGAACTTCGTTATAAGAAATCTAAACCTGATGAGGGAGATCCAAATCCAACAGCAGAGTACGAAGAGTATAAGGTTGAGTTTGATGCAGACGGAACTGCAGCAGATGCAACAGAAATTGATAACCTGTCTAAAAAAGAAATTATAGAAGAGGCAACTAAAGAAGCACCATCGATTAAAAAAGCAGGCGGTGGTATCGCTAGAATGTTAGGTGAGTAATGAAAGATTTATTAGCTACTATCGATCTGTATGATGACGATACACCAGACATGGCTGATGGTGGACGAGCTAGGTTTGAACCAGGTGGTGTTGTAACTAAAAAAGAATTAATAGATGTATTGGGTAAATCTGGAGTGGTTATAAATCCAAATAATTTTGCAGCAGGTGCAAAAGATTTAGGCATAAAACAAAATACAAAAGATCCAAACTTTAATAGATATAATCCTAAGTATATTGAGCCAACTAAAAAACAATTAAAAAAAATAAAAGTAAAACAAGATAAGAGACAGCTTCAAAATTTTTATTCAGGACCGGGAAGAGAGGCTTATTTATTAAGAGAAAAACGTATAATAGAATTATTAAAAGAAGGAAAATTAACTCAAAATGAAATTAATGAAAAAATATTAAAGGAGTTTGGAACATCTAGTAAAACTACAATTATAAGATTACAAAAAAAATTAGGTATTAAAACTATTGATGGAAGAAAAAAAGGAATTAAGAACCCTAAAACCGCAAAAATTATTAACGATTTAAATATATTAAAAAATAATAAAGAGTTAAATAATTTAATATTAAAACCAAATTTTAGTCTCATAGGAGATATCTCAGAATTAGAAAAAATTGCAACAGAAGCTTTACCAAATACTAAGGCTGAACCTATGAGAAGAGTTGGACAATTATTATTAGCTTATAGCGGTGAGGATCCTGAACTTCAAAAATACGTAGGTAAAGTTGATAGTAATTTAGTTAAAGCAGCTGACGCTGTAAAATTTAAAATGAAAGATTCAAGTAGATTATTAAGTGCTTTACAAAGAATAGCTGCCGAAAAAAGAGCTGCAGTTGGAATAGGAAAAACACCTGCCTTTTTTGGAAATATAAGAAAAAGATTAGGTGAAACTATAAATGCATTTAAAAGAGGATTAAATATAGAAATAGATGAAGTAAAAGCAATCGGAGGTGCAAGAGCTGAAACTGCTCCCTACAATTTATTTGTGCAAGGAATTAAAGACACTGTAAACCAAGAGAAAGGAAATACATTAGATAAAGCTACTCAGGGTGCTGAACTTAAACTACAGAATGCAACTACACAAAAAGAAAAGATTGATATAAAAAATGAATATAATCAAAAAGTCAAAACGTTTGTTAAAAATGCAAACAAAAATTTAAAACCTGGTCAACTTCCTATAAGAGCCCTTGAAATAAGTTTTGATAAACCTTCTAAAACAATTCAAAATAAACAAGCTTATAAACAAAACAAAAAGATGTTTGATGATATATATTCAAAACATGGCTACTCTTTTAAAGTTCCAAAAGATGTAATGACTGGTGAACAAGCTAAGACTTTTTTAAAAACTAAAAAAGGACAAAATCTTTTAATTAAACAAGTTGATCTTGGTTCTCAAAGATTATTTGCAAACCCTATATTTAGCCCAGGTATTTTAAAAGAAGCTTTTAAACAACTTCCAACATTTGCTGGAGCTGGAGCATTAAATTTAGCATTTGGCGTTGATCCAACTTCCGCGATTGATAGAGCAAGTATTTCAGCAGAAGCTGCACTTGCACCGCAACTTGTAAAGCAAGCTGCAAAATTAGGGTCTACAGGGCAGAAAGTTGCTAATTTATTTTTGACACCAAAGATGGCTATGCGTGTGGCACGAATAGCATCACCAATTGGTATTGCATCGCTAGTTGGTGAAGGTGCATATCAAGCAGGTAAGTTTGCTAAAAAAAGAATAGGTGAGTTAAAAGCTATGACACCAGAACAAAGACAAGAATTAAGAAGCGAAGGAGCAAGACAAGCGTTTGATCCTTTTATGGCAGCAGGTGGTGGTATTGCTAAATTAGCTGGTATAGACGAGGGTCCACAAAGAACTTCGATGAACCCTGATTCACAAGGGTTGCGATCTTTAGAAAACCGTGTTAGAAATAGATAGGAGTATTAAATGGCAGAAATAGACAAAGGACTCCCGAACACTAGAAACAAAGAAGAGATTCCGTCAGATGCGGAATTACAAGAAGTAGCTGTTCAGGAACAAGAAGGACAAGATCCAAAAGGACCAATAGAAGTTATACCAGAAGAAGATGGTGGAGCGACTATTGATTATGAACCAGGCGCTGTAAATATACCTGGCACAGAATCACACTTTGATAATTTAGCAGAACTTTTACCTGATGATGTTTTAGAACCCGTTGGTAATGACATGGTGCAAAACTACATGGACTATAAATCATCAAGAAAAGATTGGGAAGAATCTTATAAAACAGGTTTAGATCTATTAGGATTTAAATATGAAAATAGAACAGAACCTTTTCAAGGAGCAAGTGGTGCAACACACCCGGTTTTAGCGGAAGCAGTTACTCAGTTTCAAGCACAAGCTTACAAAGAATTATTACCCGCTGATGGACCAGTAAGAACACAGGTTATAGGTATTAAAAATCCACAGACAGAACAACAAGCTGTTCGTGTAAAAGATTACATGAATTATTTAATTATGGATGAAATGCAAGAGTACGAAGCAGAGTTTGACTCTATGTTATTTCATTTACCTCTTTCAGGATCAACATTTAAAAAAGTTTATTACGATGTGCCAATGGGTAGAGTCGTATCAAAGTTTGTACCGGCTGATGAATTAGTGGTGCCATACACAGCAACAAGTTTGGACGATGCGGAATCAATAATACACGTAATTAAAATGTCAGAAAACGAATTACGTAAACAACAAGTAAACGGTTTTTATAGGGATATAGAACTTTCACCTCCTGGAAACGTAGAACAAAACTCTGTTGAGAAAAAAGAAAAAGAATTAGACGGAACCAAAAAAGTCGGTAAACAAGAAACAATGTATACTCTGTTAGAGTGTCATGTGAATTTAGACTTAGAGGGTTTCGAAGAGGTTGGTGCAAACAATGAACCAACAGGAATAAAATTGCCCTACATAGTAACTGTAGAAGAAGGCAGCCGATTAGTTCTCTCCATACGGAGAAACTATGCGCCCAAT